GATATGGTAATTTTTGGCGGCAGTAAAGGCGCACGTAAAGCATTAGATACACTAGAGCAAATGGAAAGCAATCCCAAAAGTATTACTGTAAAGTGGGACGGTTCTCCAGCAGTTATATTTGGTAGAGATGCACGTGGCGAATTTGTTTTAACAGACAAAGCAGGATTTAGTGCAAAAAAATATGACGGTATGACTAAAAGTGCTGAAGCATTAATGAGCATGTTAGGCAATCGTGGAGATGGAAATCCAGACGAAGGACGTAAAGCATTTATACAAAACATGGGTAATGTGTTTAAAGTATTTGAAAGTGCAGTGCCAGATAACTTTAGAGGTTACATGTGGGGCGATTTGTTATATTACAAGACACCACAAGTAGACGAAGGAGACTTTGTGTTCCAACCACAAAAAGTCATGTATCGTGTTAAAACTAACAGTGATATAGGCAAGCGTATTGCACGTAGCACAGCAGGTGTTGTTGTGCATTATATGCTGGGCTTGGACGGCAGTAGGGAAGTAGCAGATGCAAAAATGCTAAACGAAGGTGCATTGTTAGTAATGCCTCCTGTAACTGCACAACAGCCTCCTAAAATAGACAGAAGCATTTTTACAAAAGCAGAAAGCATGTTACAAAAACACGGCAGTAACATAGACAAGATATTAGATCCAAATACACTTACAGCATTAAAACTAAAAGACTTGTCAGATATATTTTATGCATATATTAACTTTAAAACTAAAACACGTAGTTTAGATAACTTAGCAAAAGAATTTGTTGATTGGCTTACAGGCAGTAAAGTTAGTGGTGTAAAGCAAGAACGTATTAAACAACACATAGGCAGTGAAGCAGTAGCGTTTCAGGGCATGTGGGATATTGTTACAAGTATTATGCAAGCAAAAAATGATGTTATTGCACAACTAGATAATCAGGATGCAGATGTAGAAGCATACTTGGATGGACAGCGTGGTGGCGAAGGTTATGTTATAGGCAAAGGCGATGCAAAATTAGTAAATCGCAGTGGCTTTAGTGCAGCTAATCTTAACAAGCAAAAGTAAGGATAAATATTAGCATGGAACAGAAATACACTAGAACAGAATGGGCATCAATGGAAGGTGGACACACTGTTGAGCCACGTGAAAAAAAGTTTAGTTTTGTAAGAGACTTAAATGAAAGTCGAGAATACAGAACACGTCAGCAAGTACGTAATCATAATGCAAGACAAATTGCAGATCATGCTTTTATTGATTTATTAACTTTATACATTTTATACAACGAGTATAAATTTAGTGTTGTTGCTATTAGATATGCAACACGCACAATGATGTACAGTAACTTCAAAGGTTACAGACAAAACGGAACAGACTTATATATGACTATGCACTTGTTAAGCAGTGGTAATGCTGATAATTTAGCAGGTGGACGTAGTGATGATGCGCTACTTGGTAAAATTAATTTTCCAGAACAAAAAATCAAAGCATATTTAAATGGTATGAAAATGAACCGTTTAAGTCCTAGTGTAGCAAGAATGACTCTACAGGATGTAGAGAGAAAATTTATGATTACAACTAGTGGATATCGTAGTGCAAGACGTCTTGCACAAGATTGGCCAAAGTTAAATGAAACACAAAGAGCACTTGTAGTAACACGTTTGTTACAATTTTATAGAACAAATGCACGTAGAAGTGAACTTTTTGGATTTTTACAAGACTTAGCACGTACTAGAAAATTAGAAATACGTAACGCACATAATGCTGAAAAACCCAGAAGCATAACTGCAAAAACTGCCGCCGCTGCTGTAGCAATGGGCGCAGGTGCATATGCTGGATACCAAATGGGTAAAGCGGCCTCTGATGCAATACTAAAATAAAGGAGATCGAGATGCCAACACAAGTACATGGCACTGGAAGACCTGGAGAACATTTAACAGGCGACATAGAATATTTCACCGCTTATACCCTAGTGGACACAACAGACAGCGGAATAACAGACCCAAATAGCAGTAATACAAAAGGCTATAATCAATCACAAAATTTAAATGTATTGTTACAATTGACAGGCTTGCGAGCCCAGCCTATTGTTAGTAGCGTATTAAAGCGTGAAAATCAAGACATGGCAGACTATAGTTTTGGTAGTGCATTTAGTGGAACTGAAACAATATGGATTGTAAAATTTGCAACAGAGTACAAAGGTGCGTGGGCAAACGCAGGCGACAACACATATCATTTGGTAGAGGATTGTAACGGTGTAGCAGTAACAACAGGTTTAGACGATACAGCAACACTTGCAAGTAACAGTTTTGACACCAAAAATGCAACAAACAAAAACCTATATTTTGTACGTAACGATAATTTATAAGATATTTTAATACTATTGTAGTATAGACTAAATATTGTTGTAGGTATATTACTTACATTAGGCAATATAAGGGCAAACATAGGCAACAAATCAGGCAACATACAAACTCACTATTAAAGAATTACAGAAGTAATTGATTTATAGGTAACGAGAAATATGTCCGAACTGGAAAGAACAAATTTAGAAGCCCACGTTGATCTTTGTGCAGAAAGGTACAAGGGATTGGAAACACGTCTGGATAACGTCGAGAAAGCAGTCAAGGATCTCCACAGTGAGATGCGCAGGATGCATGACGAAAATATGAAAGCAACCCAATCAACTAACAAAATAATGTTAGGTGCCGCGGCTACTGTGGCGGCCGGTATTTTAAGCACTATTATTGTAATACTAATGAACTAGTTACAAAAAAATTTTCTTTAAACTCCGTATCCGTGTAAAAAGATAAATATCATTAGGAGTTTTTGTATGCATTTAACCGAATTATTAGATGATCCAGTTGTTGAAGCAAAACTAGTGTGGGCTCGCAAAGGAAAGCAGTTAACACGTAAGTTTCGCTGTACAGTTGGTAAACGTGCGGGCAGAGTTGTAAGTAAACCCACACAGTGTAGCGCACCAATAGATCTAAAAAAACGTTTTACGCTTAAAAGAACCAAAGCAATTAAAGGTGCCCGTATGGCACGTAAGGCTAGGAGAACTAAAAAGTTTAACCCAGCCAGTAGAATGGTACAGAAGTTGAATAAAAAATGAGATTACTTGAAGGTTTAGAAAAATACGGACATCAAATGCATCTTGCACTAAGTGCAATGATGAAAGACATGTATAATATGGATATTACAGATGATAAAGCACGTGAAATTATTGATACACTTGCACTAAGTGATATGCTTAAATTAGATACTGCAATTGATGACAATGATAATGCTACAATTATGGATATGCTAGGCAAATATATGGATGTTAAAGAGTATAGTTTACCAGGTCGTGGCGGAAGCCTAACAAGTCAAGCAAGCTCAAGACCAACTAGTAGTAAAAACCCTGGTACTACTAGTACAACAACAATGAAAAAACCTGTCGCTGGAGGAAATGTAACCGCAACTGGCGGAGCAGATGAAATAGATCAGGATCAGATGGATGCAGAGAAAGAAATCGCAGATAAACAAAAAGAACTTGACGATCTAAAAAAGAAGGCAGGCGTAAAATGAGAACGTTTACAGTCAGTGGTGGAATAGAAACTTTTGTAACACTTAATGAGGGCAAGTGGCTGGAAAAGCACAGTGCTGATATAGTTTACAAGACTGACTTATCTGAACGTGAACAATACATGGCAAAACAGTTATGTAAAAAAGGTATTTTAAACTTACATGTAAGAGAAGGTAAAACATTTTATACAAGAAATGTAAACAGGGTAGTATCATGAAAATAGACAGTATACTTTTGGAAAAGTTTGACGTAACCACTACATCAAGTGCGAAAAGTTTAGTGGAAAAAAGCAAAACTGATGCAGAACTTGCAATGGCAATTGCAACTACACGTACTAAAAACGGAGTACAAATAGGTAATTACCTAGTGGAAAAACAACTGTTTAATATTAGTGGACTTAAAAAGAATTATTATAATATAATAGATACTGAACAAGAAGAAGTCTTGTACAGTGAATTAGCAATGTTTGAAAGTGTTATGGGCATTGTTAAAAGATTGCTAACAAGTAATAACACACAAAAAATTGATGTTATTGCAAAATTAGACGAAGAATATGACCGTAATTTGCTAGAAGCATATGGTTATAAACACAGACTAAAAAATACAGAGAATGATATGAAACGTGATGTTTACGAAGCCAAGTATAGTAATGCTATGGCTAAAGTAAAAGACACAAAACATAGAATACTCAAAACACTATAAATACAATATAATGTAAACGGAGATCAACAATGTTTTTACAAGATTTAGATACAAAAGAACAAAAGTTCGACAAAATCCAAAAGTATCTTGAAGAAAATTACGGATATGAAATGGACATGAGTGCTATGGATGCAGACAAAGTTGCTGGCATCATTAAAAGCACAACAGACAAAATGAAAGTAACCGAGGATGCAAAAGAGTATACTCGCTTACACATGATTGCAGAAGGCCTAAAACTATGGACACCTGCACCAATGCAAACAGAACTTACAGAAGTAGTTACAGAAGCTGCAGACGAAGAAGCTGTTGAGCAAGCAAAAGTTATTATTGCGGCACAAGAAATGAATGACGCATTACAAAAAATGATCGAAGACACAGCAGAAATGCAAGTACAAGATCTTATTCCACTAGTAGATGCTATGAAAGCAGAACTAGGTATGGAACAAGCAGAAGCATTTAACGCATCAGTAGATTCAGCACTAGGCGGACTAGTAGATGCACTTAAATCTGCAAAAGAAGGTGTAGAAAATGCAATCCTATCAGCACAAGGAATGGGTCCTGCTACTGATATGGAAATGCCTGCAATGGATCCAGAAGCACCTAGCGACATGGACATGGACGGCATGGATGCAGATGCTCCAGATGACGATGATTTTACAGGTGATGATGCCGCTGCTGATGCAGAGGGCGAGCCAGAAGGTCGTGAAATGAAAGCCGAAGCGGCTGACATTTTTGACCAGATGTTAGAAGATCTTCAAGCAAAAGTAAATGCAAATGGAGAAGTAAGTCGTAAAGATCTAGAGGAAGCACTAGCACAGTTTCGTGAAGGCAAGTAATGAGATATAAGCAACTAATTGAAAGTTATGAGGACGAATTAAGAAGTGCTATTGTTAATATACTTACAGCAATTAATGCTGAAGGTATTGACACAATTGACACTGACCAGCTTATTATTGATCTCCAAGCGCAAGGGTTTAGTGTAGACAAAAATAGTATTTTTAAAACTCTCGAATTACTTCCAATAGTTGCCAATGCTACAAGTCAAACTATTAACATACGTAGTAATGATGTTACTAGAGCAACCGACGCCGAAACAAAAGACAAAGAAGGCAAAAAAATTGACGCATTAGCACAGAAACATGCTAAAAAGGACCTAGGATTATGACATTTTATTTAAACAAAACAGAAGCAAGAATACACGGACGCAACAATTTAACAATATTTGATGAAGTACACGACATTATGCGTAAAGTAATTGTTGCTAGTGATGCTGGGTCTTATGATCTTACTATAACTGATACCACTATGACATTAGCAACGCCAACAAGTCAAGTAACAGGTACAGTTAGCAATCCAACAATAACAGGCACACCAACAGTAATAATTGCAGGTGCAACAATTACATTGGGTACTAGCGGAACAACCCTAAATGCTGTTATTGCTGATATAAATGACGCCGGCGTGACAGGGTTAGTAGCAAGCAAAGACGCAAGCAATAACCTTGTATTAAGTTATACACACAGTCCAAGTAACTGGAGCCTAGCAATAGGTGCTGGTACTGCAAACACTGCACTAGGCTTAACACAAACTACAGTAAGTCCTACAAATCCTGTAAGTGTAGATTATTATAATGTATGGACAGGCGGTTTAACTAATCGCAAGTATGATGATGAAATGACACAAGTTATTAAGTACTTTACAAACTTGGGTTATAACATTGTTCAGCAAAAAAATACACTTACTAACAGTACATTTAAATGGGTAATTTTTTGGTAAAAAAGTCTAGACATTCAAGCACTTAGGTGCTATACTTAAACAATGTTAACTTTAAATTACAAGTACCCATATAAAGAAATCAAACGCAAAAAAGTAAACGGAAAACGCCTGTATGAAACAGAATCAGGCGCTTTGCCATCTGTGACAACCATATTAGATAAAACAAAGCCTAGGCAAAAACGTATTGCACTAGCAAACTGGAAAAAGCGTGTAGGCGAGAAGCAAGCACAAAAAATTGTTACAGAAGCGGCAAGCACTGGAACTTATATGCATGCGATACTGGAAGCATGGGTGTTAAACGAAGAATATTCTGGAGAAAGCACTGTACAAAGTCGTATGATGGCAGAAGTTGTAAAAAACAACACACAAGCAGACATAGACGAAGTATGGGGTAGTGAAGTCAATTTATATTATCCTGGATTGTATGCAGGTACCACAGACTTAGTTGGTGTTTACAAAGGCAAGCCTACTATTATGGACTTTAAACAAACTAATAAGCCTAAAAAACGAGAATGGATTGACGACTATTTTATGCAGGGTGCGGCTTATGGATTAGCACACAACGCATTATATGAAACAAAAATTGAAAACATAGCTATCTTTATGTGTAGTAGAGATTGTGAATGGCAATTGTTTGAGGTAAGCGCAGAAGAATTTCCTGATTGGGAACAAAAATGGGCAAAGCGAGTAGAACAATTTTACGATCAAAGCTAAATATGGATAGCGAGGATTAAAAATATGACAGATACAAGAATTAGCAAAATTCAAGTTCGCAGAGGCAACATGGCAGACCTTCCTATATTAAGTGAAGGCGAGTTAGGCTATGCACTTGATGCAAGAAGAATTTTTATTGGTAACAGTACACATGCTGTAGGAACTGGAGATGGAAACGAAACTTCATTCATAGTACCAACAAGCAGTGCGTATCCGTTAGCAAGTGTATATAGTCCACGCTTTTATCTAGACGGTAATGAAGTAGGTGCAAACGATTACACAGTTACAAGCACAACTGTAACATTTAGTACTGCGCCTGCCGCTAACGTTGCAATCACAATGCGATGGAATAGCGAACTTGTTGTACGTAATAATCTTATTACACCTCCTACTATAGAACTTGGTGCTAATCAAGCGGCAGGTACTGGAACAGGATTTAGTTTTAGTACAACAGCTCACAATACACTTTTTATGAATTACAGTGTAAAACTAGGTGCAGGAACTGGATATAGAGTAGGAAATCTAAGAATAGTTGTTGACTCTAGCGCAGGAACATATTATATTGATGATCAGTACAATAACTTGACCAGTAGTATGGGACTCACATTTGCAGGTAATATCACTAACAATGTATTCGAGCTTACATACGAAAACACAGAATCATCAGCGGCAACAGTTTATTACACGTTTGAATTGTGGAAAATGTAAATCAGTTAAGAACCATGTGGTTTGACCCTCCTCAAAGGCGCCTTGCGTCTTGGCGAGAGTTTCGAAAAAGTTTGGACACAAGTAATATAGAAGATACTTGTGTACGTATTTTTAGTTGGTGGAGTTATGCTCCACTGGCTGCAATAAGCATTGATCCCTATGATGTGCGTACTTGGCCCAGTGTTTGGGAAATGTTACACAGAGGAGATTTTTGCAAATTTAGTACTGCAATTGGCATGAGCTACACGTTTTTTTATATTGACGAAAAGTTAAAAAATAATATACTAAGAGTGTACGATCATGTAAATTCAGATATATATACGACAACCCTTATTGACAATAAGTGGTTATTAAATTATAACATGAGCTCGGTTGCTAAGTGGACAGAAGTTCAAGACAAACTCACAGTACAGGAGTCTTGGACATGCAAAACAATTGTGGAAGCCACAAAGCATCATGAAGCAGTATAACAACAGATTAGGTAGAAGTAGATGAGTGATATTCAAGTAATAAAAAGAAATGGCGACAAAGAGTCGCTAAACATAGAAAAACTTCACAAGGTAGTTTTTAACGCATGTGAAAACATAAGTGGCGTAAGTGCAAGTGAAGTAGAAATAAAATCACAAATTCAATTTTACAACGGTATACAAAGTAGCGACATCCAGGAAACACTTATCAAAAGTGCGGCAGATTTAATCTCAGAAGAAACTCCTAACTATCAGTGGGTAGCAGGACGTTTGATTAACTATCATTTGCGTAAAATGGTATATGGAGATTTTACACCCTGGCATATTTTGGACCTGATTAAAATGAATGTACAACGTGGTTTTTATGATCCAGCATTGCTGGAAGATTATACTGCTGATGAATGGGACATTTTAAACAATTACATTAAACATGCACGTGATGAGGAAATTAGTTTTGTAGGTATGGAACAATTCCGTGGAAAGTATCTAGTACAAAACCGTGCAACAGGACAAATATTTGAAACGCCACAAATGGCATACATGCTTATTGCGGCAACATTGTTTAGTGATTATGCAAAGGACGAACGTATACGTTGGGTAAAAGATTATTATGATGCAGTAAGCACATTTGATATCAGTTTGCCTACACCAGTAATGGCAGGTGTACGTACTCCACAAAGACAGTTTAGCAGTTGTGTGTTAATTGAAACAGACGATAGTTTGGATAGTATTAATGCTACTAGTAGTGCAATTGTAAAATACGTTAGCCAAAAGGCTGGTATTGGCGTAGGTGCAGGCAGTATTAGAGCTATAGGTAGCCCTATACGTAAAGGAGATGCAACACATACAGGTGTTATTCCGTTTTACAAAATGTTCCAAGCGGCTGTTAAAAGTTGTAGCCAAGGTGGGGTGCGTGGCGGTGCCGCTACACTTTACTATCCTATTTGGCATTTAGAAATAGAAGATTTACTTGTTCTCAAGAACAACAAAGGAACAGAGGACAACCGGGTGCGTCACTTGGACTATGGTGTGCAGTTTAATAAACTGATGTATGAGCGTCTTATTCAAGGTGCTGATATAACACTTTTTAGTCCTAGTGATGTGCCGGGTCTGTATGAAGCCTTTTTTGCAGATCAGGACAAGTTTAAAGAGATATATGAAAAAGCAGAGCGTACAACAAAAATACGCAAAAAGACTATACCAGCGGCAGAGCTGTTTAGTGCATTTATGGAAGAGCGCAAAAACACAGGGCGTGTGTACTTAATGAATGTTGATCATGCAAACGATCACAGTGCGTTTGATAAGCATCAAGCACCAGTACATCAGAGTAACTTGTGTTGTGAAATTAATTTGCCCACTAAGCCACTACAACAGATTGATGATCCTGAGGGAGAAATTAGTCTTTGTACATTAAGTGCAATTAATTGGGGTAACTTACGTAACCCTGCAGACTTTGAAAAGCCATGTACACTTGCTGTACGTGGACTAGATGCACTGCTGGATTATCAAAAGTATCCAGTGCTAGCGGCAGAAATGAGTACAATGAAAAGACGCCCGTTAGGTATTGGTATTATTAACTTTGCTTATTGGCTAGCAAGAAACGATACAAATTATCAGGAACCAGATCTTAACTTAGTTGATGAATGGGCAGAAGCCTGGAGTTATTATTTGATCAAAGCAAGTGCTGATCTTGCGGCTGAAAAAGGAGCATGTCCAGGAACACCTGAAACACATTATGGAAACGGTGTAACACCGAATCAAACTTACAAGAAGGATGTAGACGAACTCGTACCTCATATGGAAAGAATGCCATGGGACGATTTAAGAGAGCAACTAAAAAGAACGGGGATTCGCAACAGTACGCTAATGGCTCTGATGCCCGCAGAGACCAGTGCCCAAATTAGTAACAGCACCAACGGTATTGAACCTCCTAGAAGTTTTGTAAGTGTAAAGCAAAGCAAGCACGGTGTGTTAAAACAGGTTGTTCCTGGCATACATAGACTAAAAAGCAAATATGATTTACTTTGGGATCAAAAGAGTCCTGAAGGATATTTAAAAATTATGGCTGTGCTACAAAAGTACATAGATCAAGGAATAAGTGTAAATACAACATACAATCCAACATTTTATGAGGACGAAAAGATTCCGTTAAGCGTAATGCTACAACACTTGATTATGTTTTACAAATATGGTGGAAAACAGTTATACTATTTTAATACATTTGATGGACAGGGAGAACTGGATATCAATGCAGACGAACAAGAATTACCTGCAGGTGAGCAGGACGATGAAGATTGCGAAGCATGCGTAATATAAGGAGTAGAATCAATGAGCGTATTTAATGCACAAAAAGAAGGACATCACACAGAAGCTTTAGCGTTTTTAGACCCTGAAGGCGGTGTAGATATCCAACGTTATGATACACTAAAGTATCGTAAGTTTGATCAGTTAACTGACAAACAACTTGGTTTCTTTTGGAGACCAGAGGAAGTAGATATTTTAAGAGATGCAAAAGACTTTAAAGACCTAAACGAACACGAAAGACACATTTTTACCAGCAATTTAAAACGCCAGATTCTACTAGACAGTGTCCAAGGTCGTGCGCCTGCTGAAAGTTTTGGAAGCCTTGTAAGTATTCCTGAATTGGAAAACTGGATTATTACATGGACATTTAGTGAAACAATTCACAGCCGTAGTTATACGCATATTATTCGCAACGTTTACAGTGACCCTAGCAAAGTATTTGATGAAATGCTAGAGCTAAAAGAGATTGTAGAATGTGCAGATGACATCAGCAAGTATTATGATGAGCTTATTGAACTAGGCGGTTATTACAATCTGTTGGGCGAAGGCACACATACTGTAAATGGTAAAAAAGTTGTAGTAAACAAATACGAGCTTAAAAAATCACTTTACAAAACTATTATGAGTGTTAACATTTTGGAAGGCGTGCGTTTTTACGTGAGCTTTGCATGTAGTTGGGCATTTGCTGAACTTAAAAAGATGGAAGGCAATGCTAAAATTATTAAACTTATTTGTAGAGACGAAAACCTACACCTAGCAAGTACACAATATTTGCTAAAAGTTCTACCAAAAGACGATCCAGATTATGCACAAATTGCAAAAGAGGTAGAAGAAGAAATGGTACAAATGTTTGTAGATGCAGTTGACCAGGAAAAAGAATGGGCGCATTACTTGTTTAAAGATGGCTCAATGATTGGTCTAAACGAAAAACTACTAAGTGATTTTGTAGAGTGGATTGCAAACAAACGTATGACAGCCGTGGGACTAAAAAGTCCTTACAGTGTACCACAACAAAGTCCATTGCCCTGGACACAAAAATGGATCAGTGGAGCAGACGTACAAGTTGCACCACAAGAAACAGAAATTAGTAGTTACGTAATTGGCGGCGTTAAAAAAGATGTAGACACAAATACATTTTCAGGACTGAGCTTATGATAAACGTAGTTGTTTACAGTAAAACAAATTGCCCTTATTGTGTAATGGCAAAACAACTACTTAAAAAGAGTAACATCGAATTCACTGAAAAACTAATCGGTGTAGATGTTACTCGAGAACAACTCATGGAAGTTGCGCCTAATGCAAGAACTGTACCGCAAATTGTAATCAACAATCAAGTTATTGGTGGTTATAATGAACTAATATCGTACATGGAAAATACTAATTTTAACGGAACAGGATACACACTATAATGTTACTAGACGTAAGAAAAACTGGCGATGTAGTCGCCCTTAAACTAATGAGCGGAGAAGAAGTAGTTGGAAGTTTTCAGTCTGATGCTGATAACAAAATTACCCTTCGCAAGCCATTAGCAATGGCTTTAACACCACAAGGTCCTGCGCTAGCACCTTGGATTGCAAGTGCTGATATCGAAATTACCAGTAACTTTGATATAAACAAGGATCATGTTGTAACAATGGTTAAAGCACACAAACCTATTGCAGACGCCTACACACAAGCAACAACAGGCATAGATATGAGTCTGCAAGGCACAGGTATTACTCCCAGATAAATATACTTAACTAGGAGAATATAATGCCAGTAGTTCACAGAGATACAGATGCCCGAAGTTGTGGCGCACAAACACAGGCCGCTAATCCAAATGTATACACAAACAATTTACTTACCGCTGTAAACGGTAATCCAAATACTCATGGCGGAGGCGAGCTAAAAGCCGCTAATCCTAATGTGTATATAGGAGGAGTATTAGTAGTTGTAGATGGAAATAGTGCAGCGGGAGATTCATATTGCCCTATACCAGGAGGCTCCCATTGTAACCCTAAAGCAGAGGGCGGAAGCAGTAATGTTTGGATAGGGGGTTAGTGAATGTCTGTAGACTTTCCCAACGGCGTTGCAAGTGTAAACGAATATTTAGATACTAGACATCATGTTAAAACTGATGTAACAGGTCAAGTAGGCGACAATGCAAAAATAGTTGTAAAGAGCGAATATGATTACACAATGCGTGAAATCATATGTAACCTGTTGGCTGGAAGAGGACTTAAACTTCCTAACTTACAAGTATGTTTAAGTGTTAATTTAAAAGCAATCTTAAACACACCGGGTATTCAGCAAGAATTATTAGATGCACTAGATGATTTAGACAAACAGTTTGATGAATTTATGGACCACACAAATATAGAAAATGTGTTGGGACGTATTAATAAAGCTCTTGCAGAAGTAACACAAATTGCAAACATGATTAACTTCTGTGCTACACCAATTGATCCTATTGCAATTCCAAATGTACTAGAACAAACAATGGATAGTTTTTTAGGTTCTGGTAAAAGTTTAATTAATCAAATAGGTAATATGGTTCCAGATAAAGTAGGAGGATGTCTTGCTTTTGATGGTAATGAATTTAAT